GATATCTATTCCACTGTTACCTATGGCAATCGGATCGAGCTTGTCGCTTACTTTCATTTTATACTCCTCATGGTACATACCTCACAAAATAAGACCCTACCGGAACGGTGGCCGGGTCTGGGGCAGCTCCGGTTGAATAATAGAGCGTCGTTCCGGCTGCGCCTGCGGGTCCGGTATCGCCAGTGTCGCCCTTCACGCCTTGAATACCCTGGATACCTTGAATACCCTGCGGACCGGCAACAGTCGAGTCGGCTCCTGCCGGCCCGGTGTCTCCGTCGTCGCCCTTCGGACCCTGTATTCCCTGTATTCCTTGGATACCTTGAATCCCTTGAAGACCTTGAGGGCCGGTGTCTCCGGTGTCGCCCTTTGGGCCTGCTACCGTTGAGTCTGCTCCTGCGGGTCCTTGCGGTCCGGTGTCGCCAGTCAACCCTTTTTCGCCGGTATCGCCTTTTTCACCTGGTATTCCTTGAGGACCCTGGGCCAGTCCTCTCGTTTCGATGACCGATATCGTCGGACCCTGCTCGGAAGACACCAAAACAACCGGAGAATCCGGCTGTGATATGGTGAGAACATTGTCGGCTGGTTTTGTTACCGTGATCCGGTTGCTTTCAATCTCGGTTATGGTCATTGGCTATTTCGTAATCCCCGGGGACATGATGAGCGGTCCCTGCACATACCGAATGACGTCAGCGTCAGCAGCGGTGAACAGTTCGACGTCGTACACGAAGCGGGTTTTCTCGGTGTAATCCTTACCGGTTAGGGTGACCGCCTCGGATACCGCAGCCGGAACCGATATCGTCACCTTGCTTTCGGCCGTGTCGATGGCTACGGTCAGCGCAAACACCTCCGCGGCGTCCTGTGCGCTTACCTTCACCGATCCGCGGCCGGAATATCCGGTCAGCGGTATCAATGCGCCGGTCGAGTCCTTGTAAATGGTCTCAAGAGTGTAGGTTGCGCCCTGGTCAACCTCGATTTGGTATACGGGGGTCATCTTTGCGCTCCTTGCTGTCCGATTTTATCGAGCATGGTTCCCGGCTGCACTTCGGTGTTCAGCTTGTCCGCGTTTGAGGCAACGATTTTCTGCTGTTCGAGGGCCATCGCCTGCTGTTCTTGCGCCTTCTGCTGTTGCGCCCGGCCTTCGCGGATCTTCTGGATATCCGGGATCTCGCGAATGGTCTTCTGCGGGAGTCCGTATCCGTCCATCGCGTTGCGGGTCAGCTCGTCCATGTCGATGTTGTCGAGGATCGCCGGGTTCATCTGTGCGACCGGCATCAAGAACTCGAGTGCCTGCTGGATGCCTGACGTCTGGAAGTATTTTTTCTGAAGCTGGGCGAGAAGTCCGGTATACTCAATGTCGATTTTCCCGCCAGACTGCTGAAGTGTCGGCGGGGGAGGCGGGAGATTCCCGCGGCGGTTGAGAATACCGTAAATACGCTCGATGATCGGGGCGAGTCCTTCGCTCTCGTATCGTCCGATAGCAGCTCCCAGGACGGCCGCCTGTTCACCTTTGCGCTCGGCAACCTCTCGGGCGGTCATGTCGCGTTCCTGTTGCGATATCATGAGGAAGAAGTTGACGTTGAAGTGCTGGTCGATAATGGCCTCGACCCGCTTCTCGATATCGACGTTGATCGGGTAGTTTGCACCGACCGCTACCGGAGCGACCGTCTCGCCTGCGGTGACATAGTTCATGCCGTGAGGAAGGATGCGCTCCTCGCCTTTGATACCCTCGGGAATGTTCCACGGCGGATCGGAAGTGAGCTGCGCGAGATTAAGCTGTGTGCGGGATATCTGATTGAGCCGTTTCGTGTCGGTGATCGCGTCGATACCAGGGGACCGGCCATACACCTCGTCGGAGTTCTTGATCCATCTCCAGCAATGATACGGCATTTCCTCGTATCCACCCTCGGTAACAATGTGCTTGTTCTTGAGGTCGATATAGTAGCTTGCCCAGGGCATATCTTTCGACAACGGACTGTTTATGTCTCGGTCAGTCCGGGGCTTAACGATGTGCAACATGGTCAAATAGGCGTAAGGGGTTTCTTTTACCTTCTCTTTTATGTCGGTATGGTTTTTGTCCCCGAACTGCTGCATTGCCTGTCGATAGGTGAGCCGGAACTTGCGGAATACGGTGTCTACCTGTCCGTAATTGTTTTCCTCGATGTAGATTTCTTTCGGATGACGACAGGTGAAGAAAGTTTTTCCAGTCTTGATATCTTCCTGGCTGTACATGGTCGCGGTGCCGATTGATCCAGCATCCGGGATAAACTCGCTTGTGGCTTCATAGAAATTGCTCGCTTGCAGTTCGGTGTTGATTGCGCCTTCGATTTCCTCGAGCCAGTCAGCCACGCCCGGCAGTTCGCCGTTCTTGCCGACGATCTTGAGCTTGAACCACGGCTTCGTCCGAGAAACCATATAACCCTCAAACCCGTATGATTGGAGTTTGAGGGCGTATATGGCATGGGAGTTGAATAGCTTCGGGACCGGTGGCTCGGACTCGTCTTCAACTTCCCAAACAGAACGGCGGGGGAGAATGAAGTCAGTAACGTCTTTCCATGATGTTTCGTATCGCTTGCGGCGGTCCTCCATGATGGAGAACTGCTTGAGTAACGTGTTGATAAGCTCGGTTTTATCTTGTTTCATTTACTTGCTGTTGCGTCTTTATACTTTTCGTACTGCTGATACAGTACGGCAGATGAAAACTCCTTGCCGGGGTGCTGTGCTTGCAGCTCTGATGCGAACTTCTCGTAAGTAAGGCCGGCGGAGTATGTATCTTTCCCAATTGTGATTGTTTGTTTCTCGGGTGCTTTCGTTGCGCTCGCTACCTCGTCGAATGTTTTGCGCTCTCCGTTCACCACGAAAGAAGGAGCGGACTGATCGACAGGGGCCTGGCCTTTTCTCGGGTCGTCGAGCGGAGCTACCTTGTCGTAATCGAATAAGCCTTTCTTTTTTGCGACGGGGAATTCTGCTTCGATTTTCTTCGGTGCGTTTCCTTTTCCGGAAGGAGAAAGCATAACATGGTCGAACCTCGATCCAAGATCAAGCTTTTCGCCGTTCACCGTAAGAGGTGTTCCGTCGGAAGAGAAATAGTATTTCTTTCCACCCTTCTCTATTGTCTTTCTTGTGTCAATTTCCATCTTGACCCCCGTGTTGACCTGATAATACGAAAAATCGTTTCTGTCTGCAATAGAAAGACTCGAGTTCGTGAAACCGAACGAACAAAATACGAACACAAACGCCACGATAAAAAACACCTGTACTGATTTCATATATTCCCCTTTTACTGCAACCACGCAGTTTCTATGCTTTAATTATAACCCATAAGTGAGCGGATTGTACTTCTTTTCGTCCGAATTATATGTCATTCCTCTCGGTTTCCGCACGCGCCGCGGGTTGATCGCAACTTCACTCATACAGGCATACCGTGACGAGTCATAGCTGTGGTCCTCGAGATTGGTGTCGACGTCCTCCGGCTTCTTCGGATCATGCACCAGGGCCGGCACGGTGCGGATAAACGCAGAACACGTGTTGAATACAAGCAGCATGGGCTTTCCGTCCTGTCCGTCGGTCTGCATCAGTTCGTGCATCTTCATGAGTCCATTGATACGGGAGTTGTCGGCCTTTATCATCGTCCATCCGGTTGATTCAAACTTCTCGGCAATGCTCGCGCTCTCGTCTATCTTCGACCAACAGGCGGGATCGGCTATCATCGTCGTCACGCCTTCACCGATTGATAGGTCCCAGGCATCCTTCGCGACCTTGTGCGCTCCCTGCTTGAGGCCGGTGTTCGGGTTGTTCAGCTCGCAGCCGTACATTTCCCGATAGAGCAGCATCCGGCCGTCCTGGTGAACTCCCCACCACTGGACAGAATACGGTTTCGCATATCCCCAGTCCATCGAGCAGAACTTTGTCCACTCGTCTCCGAGGGTGAACGGGGTGATCGTATGCCGGTTCCGTCGGAACTCCGAGAATACCTGTCCCGAGAAGACGTCCCAGTCGCCGAACTTCAAGGCCCGGCGCTGTGCTTCCGGAAGTGCGTCGAGGCGGCGCGAGTATCCCGGGTCGTTCTTGCACAGAATGTAGTTGTCCTCGAGTCGGGAGGGAATGAATATTAGGCGGTTCCCTGTCTCCTCGTCGCGGTGGAACGTGTTCGGCTGGAACCCGTC